GGCCTTGGCTTCCTTGGCACGGTCCTCAGTGATGGTGGTCGAGGTGTAGGAGAAGGCTTTCTTTTCCCATTCAAAACCAGCATACTTTCCGAACCAGTTGACAAGAGCCTGAGCACGGTATTGCCCAGCTTCGTTGACCAGTTGGGTCGCCAGAGCGACAGGCTTCTGTGGGGATTTTCCCTTTACCCATTGAGCAAGGATAGAGACGCAGAGCTTGTGTGCCTCTTCGTTCCACTTGGAGTTACGGGATGCAAGGGATTTGATACCCTTGGAGATTTGCTCTTCAGTCATAGAGTAAGTAAACATAGGTCTTTCCTTTCCAGTTAAAGGACGCACTCAACAGGAATGCACCCTTGGCTGGAAAGGCAGACGATACTCACAAGAGAGATAGACCCCTAGGCTAGACTGCCTATGCACGGCAACTCTTCGCAACGTCAGTTGACCAGAGCAATACGCATAGAACTGCACCCCCTAAGGGTCTATCTCTTGACTGTTAGGCAGGTCCAGACGCGGCCCAGTGTAGACTAAGGCGAAGTCAGTCTACGGGTCTCATGCGTCGGGGCTTGTCAATATCCCGCACTGTCTTATTAGCCTACCCTCTTCAGCATCTAACAGACAAGAGTGTGTCACGTGGTGACTATGGCTAGCATGGGGCCGGGTTCGAACCCCTAGGACAGCTAGTGTGCCCGGTTCCGCCTAGTGGCTACCTGATCTCGGCGGTAAGATCAGGAACGCAAGGACCAGTATGCACAGATACGCTCACCAGGGAAATCACGAATTGTTACAGGTTGAAACATTGTGTTACTGCGCCAGACAGGAGAGGAACGCACCCGCGCGTGAGACAGGATCAAGGGAATGTCAAGTAAACAAGTGTTACAGAGTGTTACAGGATTACACCCATAGGATGTTATTCAAACATAGGAATAGGTACTAAGATATTGAAAAGAAAGAATACTTAGTAAACCTAAGGGTGATTATCCGGTAACAGGGTTTTTTATGACCTAGGGTAGCCTGAAACAGGTAAAGCCCCTGTATGGCCTTCTGAGAGCCTCTGGGAATGGTTTCACGTTTTGTTCTCAATAGTTGACTAAAAGAGTAGGGTATAAATCCTGACAAGAACACTCAGGTATTAAGACAGGAAAAGGTTTAAGGTTAAAAGGTTTAAGCTTGAAGTATGTGTCAGGATGTTAATTCACAATACTTATCCAATCGGTTAAATGAGAATGATTCGCAACTGGGAGCACCCTAGGGAAAACCCTAGGTACCGTACCACTACCCCACCCCGGGGGGTCCGGGGGGTGCTCCTCTATTCTGAATTACAGCTTAAGATTTTCTCACCAAAATTTATACCATGCAGGATTTACCTCTTGACAAACTTTTGGATTGCCCGTATATACTATAAGTACATACTCTAAGTACAGTCCCCTAGGTACAACCCTTAGGTACCTATTAGAGTATATATTATTCTCCTAAGTACAGATACTCTAGGAATACTCTTAGAGTACTATAGGTACAATATCTTATTTTGTCTTTTCTATACTAATATGTCGATTTCTATTGACACCCCTCTAAATACATGTCATACTATACATATAGGGGGAGAAGAGTATGCCTATCTTTACTAAAGAAGAATTATATTCCACTCAGGGACATATGCGTACCTCAAGTCTTTTTGTAGAGAAAGCAGCCTTAGAGCGTAAACCTTTCTTGTCTTTACGTGCACAGCACCAGACCACCACTGGTGTCAGCCTTAGGGATTATTTTATCAACTATACTATCAACGATCCTACTGAGACTGTCTTTGCAGAAGAGGTGTTCGGCGAATGGCGCTTCTGGGAGAACCTCCTCAAGTGTAAATGGTTCACTCCTTACGTAGAAGACTGGCGCAGAGAGACTGACATCAAGCGTAAAGCAATGGCCTTCCAAGCAATCCTCAAGGAAGTCAGGGAAGACGGACGTAGCTCCTTCACTGCCGCCAAGTACCTGATCGAAGAACCTTGGAAAGATAAGACCAAGGCTACTAAAGCAAAGACCCAAGAAACCACCGAGAAGGCTTTCGATTCAGTCTCCTCTGACGTAGATCGACTTAGAGAACAAGGACTCCTACAGTAATGGCGAAGAAGGCTACGTTATCCTCTGTCCCGAATATCTCGAACAACGCTTCCAGTGTTAACGAGAATCTTGAGAAGATAAACAACCAACTTAATAACACATTATCCTTGGACGGTAGCACTCCCAATGCTATGACGGCAGACTTGGACCTCAACGGTAACAACATTCTGAACGTCTCTTCGATAGATGCAGAAGTTCTGACGATCAATGGCTCCCCTGTTGGCCTATCGAATCAGGCTCTGTTGTCGTTTGATACTCGCTCCGCTGCCAATGTACAAGCAGCGAAAGCAAGTTTGAGTAACGGTGAAGTCTTCTTAATGGATGGCCTTCCGTACCGAGTAGACACATCCAAGACTGGTACGTCTTCCGTCACTAACGATCTGAGTGAAGCTGGGATAGACTCCGAAGAGCCTACAACTTTCAGACACTTTGGAGCAACAGGGGATGGAACAACCGACGACACAGCAGCCATTGATGCGGCTGAAGTAGCTCGCCCCGGTGAGTGGATATACCTTGAAGCAGATAAGACCTATACGTCTACTGCCTCGGTAGCGTCTTTGCTAGTCAATACCTACGGTCCCGGTACTCTGAAAACCACAGAGAGCGCGACCCTTCGGCCCCGTGCACACGAGCATCTAAGCGTCTTGGCCCCGGTTTCATCTCAGGCCCCGTCTAACAGTATCCTGACTGGCTTCGATGGCGACTTTCAGACGCTGAGAACCTTTGGCATTTACATCACTGGCGCAGACACCGCAGGGACGCCAAGTGCAGATATCTCTTTATCTGAATATGCTACTGTGGAAGAGACATCGGCTGATGTGTGTAGTGTCTTATTTGACAGTGGGAAGAACCAGTCTTTCTTCAACACCGCTGGCCGAACCGGGTGGTACGGGTTTATCCGAAACCTGACCCATGACGGCGCAGGTGATGCTTTCATCTACCGAACAAACGTACTGCTTACGGAGAGTGACTCAACGGTTAACCGTATCCACGGTGCTCCTGCTGGTGGGGTGTTTGGTGGCACTATCCAGTCAAGTGTTGATGACGTAGTTCTCCAAGGTCTTGAGTGGACCTTTGATGATAACGGCAACGACAACATGGCGAAAGCCATTGTCCTCAACTTCAAGAGGGATAACAGCACCGCAGCCAAGGACCAGTTCTGGACTGGCATCCGTCTGAACTCCAAAGGCACAGAGGATATCGATGCCGGGCTGCATCTTGTCGGCGGCTGGAAGAACGGCGTTGACCTGACTGGCGGCACGTTTGATAGGGCTGTGTCTCTGGCCTCTGGTGATGGTATTCACTTTGAAGTCACAACCGGCCTTGTCTACGGAACAACCGCTTGGACCACAAGCGAGGCGGTTACATCCGGGGACTACCGGGAATACGAAGGCAATGTGTACCAAGCCTCAACCAGCGGGACCACAGGTGCTACTCCTCCAACACACTCTAGCGGAACTGTCTCAGATGGTGCCGTCGATTGGGACCACGCTTACACCCACGCCTTTAAGTCCTACGGCGAAAACGACGCGGGAACCCACATCAAGGTCACGTCCAGCAAGTTGTGGATGACCTACCGCAATACTTCTATGCTTGGGCTGGACGGGTCGAATGTTGACATCACTCCGGGGGCTAACGGAAAACATACCCTACGGGTGTTCGGATCGTCGGCTACAGAGGCCCTTGCACTCGGTAATGAAGGTGTAGCGTCTTACATCACAGCCCTTTCGAACTCGACGGCTAACACCTCGTTGATACTGCGAACAGCAAAGAACGGTACGGAACAGAGTGTACTGACACTGGACCAGAACAAGTTAGCAACGTTCGCAGGGGACGTGTCTATCGCTGGCAAGGTTACTGCGGGGGATGAGACTCACACCGCAAACAACCAGTTGGATGTAAACTTCTTTGGCGATGGATCAGTTGCACAGTCAGGGGCTTACAGGAGCGTTGTAAATATCTTCGGTGGCGGAAACCAAACTCGCCACTTATCGCTGTTTCAGGAAGTCTCTGGGGATGCGGTGGTTGCCAGTACCTACGGCGATCTGGTCCTGCGGACTGATACACAAAACGCCAGCATTTTCTTGACACCCCACGGCACTGGCCGGGTCAACATGGATAACCCGACATATGCAGACGACAGCGCAGCGGGCACAGGCGGCCTTGTGACTGGTGATGTCTACCAAACCTCAACAGGTGAACTGAGGATTAAACTGTAATGAACACTCAAAAAGTTGACCAAGACACTCAGGCACAGGTGGCAAACACCATCGGGAATCTTGTAATGGAAAACGCAAGTCTTGCTGCCTCCAACCGGTATCTTACGCAGGAAAACGCGGCCCTCACTGCGCGGCTGGTCGCAATGGAAAAAGATAAGTAAGGAATCTCTAGTGGCTGTAAATGATTCATTCTTTTCTATACTGCAAGGCTACGAAGGCAGTGTGGATGATCGTAGGAAAGAACGCCTCATTGATGTCGGGGGCTACTCTAGTCTTCTGTCTATACAAGACATGGAGAGAGCCAAGCTTTCGTCCCTCGGTTACACCGGCTCCTTGAATGACATGTGGTCTGAGTATCTTGTGTCTCTTGGTGGGATCGGCTTAGAGAGTCTGTCAACCCTCCTCACGACTACGTTCTATATGCCGGGGATTGACTACGCTGTTCAGAGTATTATTCCTACAGCTATTGCAGACTACGATGGCGGCTACTACCAACTCTCTGGTGCGAAGAGTACCTTCGATGCAATGTTCAACCCGACAGATGCTATCCGGGATGCTATCTACAATACTTCAGCAATATCGGGAGCACACGAAGGTCTTATCACTTACACTGATAACGGCTCGGCAGCAGAAGCCACTTTCGTCGATCTTAAAGTAGATAATAACAATCGTATCATTGTCAAACTAGACACTGCCGGAGCTAAGACTGGTACTGTAAAACTACAGATGATTAACGGAGGGTCTCTTGCGACGGCTACCGCTGTAGCAGAACTAACACCCGGCACTGACGTACCTTACAATATCGCGTGGAGAGTCACGAGTACTGAGATCAGTATCTCCCTGAATGGTGCAGCGGCTGTGACAACGGCAACGGCCCTAGGTATCCCAGACCTCTCTACCTCAAGTATCCTTGATGATGGTGATATAACAAGAGAGTTAGATAGATACTGGGCGTCTGACATAGGTGAAGCAGGAATTGTAGAAGCCTCCACATGACTCTAATGGAAACCTCCCCAGAGGACTCATACTAATGAGAGTAGAGGAGATCAGGGAAAGAGCGGAACAAGAGCTTGAGTTCTTCATTGCTCTGGTTGCTCCAACAGAAGTCCTAGGTAATTGTCATAAGGACGTAATCCGTTGGTGGACCAGAGAGAACGCCAAGACACACCAGCTTCTACTCTTCCCACGAGACCATGGTAAGTCCAGACACGTCGCCTATCGTGTAGCTTGGGAGTTGACTAAAGACCCCACTCTAAGAGTTCTGTATATCTCTGCTACAGCCAACCTTGCCGAGAAACAACTCTCCTTCATCAAGGGTATTCTCACCTCAGAGACCTACCGTAGGTACTGGCCTCAACACGTAAATGAAGAAGAGGGTAAGAGAGCCAAGTGGACATCCTCGGAGATTTCTCTTGACCACCCTCTCCGTAAAGAAGAGAACGTAAGAGACCCTTCAGTCTTCACTGCTGGCCTCACTACCTCCATCACTGGTCTACACTGTGACATCGCAGTACTGGACGACGTAGTGGTACAAGAGAACGCTTACAACCAAGAAGGACGTAACAAGGTCCGTAGCCAATACTCTCTTCTGTCTTCCATCGAAGGTGCGGGGGCAAGGGAGTGGGTAGTAGGAACTAGGTACCACCCCAAAGACCTCTACAACGATATGCTCGAAATGAAGGAGGATGTCTACGACGAGGAGACTGGGGAGAAGTGTAGTGAAGACCAAATCTATGAAATCTACGAGAGAGCAGTAGAGGACAGAGGTGACGGTACTGGACAGTTCTTGTGGCCTAGACAGAAGCGTAAGGACGGTAAGTGGTTCGGCTTCGATAAACAGATTCTCTCTAAGAAGAGAGGGCAGTACCTAGACCGTATGCAGTTCAGGGCACAGTACTACAACGATCCATCCGACCCTGACTCCAGACCAATTGACTATGATAAGTTTCAATACTTCGACCGTAAGTTCCTAAAGCAGGACAAAGGCCATTGGTACTACAACAATAAGAGACTGAACCTAGTAGCTGCTATCGACTTCGCCTACTCACTTAGAAAGACCGCAGACTACACCTGTATCATCGTGATTGGTATAAACGCTGACAACAACATCTACGTCTTGGACATCGAAAGATTCCGTACAGATAAAATCTCTGAGTACTTTAAAAATATCCTCCATCTCCACAACAAGTGGGACTTCAGGAAGTTGGTAGCAGAGACTACTGTAGCCCAACAAGCAATCGTAAGAGCACTGAAGGAAGACTACTTCGCCCCCCATGGCCTCAGCCTTAAGGTAGAAGAGGTAAGACCTACCCGTAACGAAGGCTCCAAGGAGGAACGTATGGAGGCTGCTCTGATCCCTCGATACGATAATGGTCAGGTCTATCACTACCGAGGGGGTAACACTCAGGTTCTGGAAGAAGAACTTGTATCGAGAAACCCTCCACACGATGATGTAAAAGACGCACTGACTAACGCAATTCAATTCGCTGTTAAGCCAGCACAGACAATGAGAACCAGACGCACTGAGGATAATGTAATCTTCAACGCTAGGTTCGGCGGGAGAAGCCACTAGTGAAACCAGCACTCGACGTACAACACCTGTTAAACCCGGACACACTCGCTTGCGAGATCGCTGATAAGTGGCAGGACTGGCATTCTCTCCGTAA